TAGTCAAAGACATTCTAAAGTTTACTCAAGATAATACACCAGAGCTCATTCAACAACCAGAGCCTGAACAAGACATTGATAATTCGGAAGAAGAAAGCCAAAACGAAGAACAAGAAGAATCAACTAGTCCTAGTGGCCATGATGATTATGAGAAAGAAGAATCAGAAGAGAAATCTAATCAAACCACTCAAGGCGACCAATCTTCAGGAGAAGATGTTACAGAAGAAGAATCCGAAGAAGAAACTACAACATCGGCCGCTCAACCAGAACATCAGGAAGCAGATGTTTCTATCACAGACAGAATCTATAGGTCAAAAGAAAAGTCACTAATTGAAACTAGCGATAACGGAAAATCTCCTCTAGTAGTTAGTCAAGTATCCAAAGAAAATATCTCAACTTCAATCGTTCCTTTTAAACAGTTAATGAAAGATAGAGAAAATGAAGCTAAGAGAATGGCAAACCATTATGATGATACAAGATGGATAGAGCTTCTTGATGATTATCCTTCATATATGAAACAGCTTAAAAAGAATGTTCAACCAGCCGTTAGAGAATTCGAAATGAAAAAAGCGGCCACACAGTGGTCAAGAGCTACAGAAGCTAAGACTGGAAACATCAATGTCAATAAGTTATGGTCATATAAAACTAATGATGATATCTTTCTAAAGGCTACTAAGTTACCAAATGCCAAGTCTCACGGCATGGTGATGTTGGTAGACTTTTCAGGGTCAATGTCAAGTTCAATGAAATATGTAATGGATCAAATACTTCACACGGTTATGTTTTGTAAAGCAGTTAATATACCTTTTGAAGTTTATGCCTTTACTACTGCCGGCGGCTGGAGATATGATGAAGAAAACTATGTAAGAAGGTCTTACCTTAATGGTGACCTAGATATGGACGACCTAGCAATGCCTCTTCTGGTTAGTTCAGAAATGAAGAAGGCCGAGTTTATCGAAGCTACTAAGTATCTTTACCTTAGAACAACTAGTAGTCGTTACCTCTCATTTCCAATTGGGGCTTCAGAACAGTGGGGCTCAACACCATTAAATCAAGCGTTAATAGTTTGCCATGATATCTTAAAGAAGTTCAAGACTAAACATAATATTGAAAAGCTAAACTTCTTAACCTTCACAGACGGCGATAGTAACAGACTCCAAGTTCACGGTGTTGATTACTACAGTATGTCAGATGATGTCAGATTAATAGTTCAAGGTAAGATTATCAAAACTACTAGAAATTCAAGTACTAAAATGACCAGTGCTCTCTTAGATAATATCAAGAAGATGTATAATACTACCAACCTCGGATTCTTCATGGCTGAAGATAATAGAGAGTGGAAATCAAGAGTCAATGACTTATACTGGAGAAACAGTAACTTAGCAAATTGTTATGAAGAGTTTAGAAAAGAAACAACAAGAGAGTATACCAGAAACAAATGTATTGAAGTCAAAGATGTATATGGCTACGATACTTACTACATGGTAAAAGGTGGTAAAAACCTTAATACCGAAGAAGATGATTTCGAGGTTTCAACCGAAGCTTCAGATGCCCAGATTAGAAATGCTTTCAAAAAGTTTTCTAAATCTAAAAAGACTAACAAGGTGCTTCTCACCAAATTTGGAGGAGCAGTGGCTTGAAAAAGATGAAAATAAATGAATTATTTTCAGCAAAACACTTTACAAGCCATATAAAGCCTGTTATAATATACTAGTAAATTAAATAAATGGAGTAACTTATATTATGAATACAATGAAAAAATCAACTCAAATTATCCTTGAAACTCTCAGTCAAAGGTTCCCAGACCAGACAGAGTTTAAAAGAGCCCAAATCAGTGATACAGCTGACTCATTGGGTTATTCAAGAAAAGACTTCTGGGACTTAATCGATGCTAAGATTAGAGTTAAACCTGGGGTTTATGACTTATCGGCAATGATTGTCCCAGTCACAAAAGAACCAGTTACTGGTTTCTCTAACGTGGTTAAGATGCAATCAATAGTAAATGAAGAATTAAACTTTGCCAAAAAAGACCCAACATTCGTACCATGGGGTGCCTTTTCAGATGTGGTTAAAATCCTAAAATCTGAAATGTTCTACCCAGTCTATGTATCTGGTTTATCAGGTAACGGTAAGACTTTCATGGTTGAACAAGCGGCCGCTAAACTTGGTAGAGAGTTCATCAGAGTTCAAATTAATCCTGAGACGGATGAGGACGACCTACTAGGTGGATTCAGACTTATTAATGGAGAAACAGTATTCTCTAAAGGCCCAGTTCTTAAGGCCATGGAAAGAGGAGCTATTCTTCTACTGGACGAGGTCGATAGAGCGACTAACAAGATTATGTGTTTACAAGGTATCCTAGAAGGAAAACCAGTACTAGTCAAAAAGACTGGCGAGGTAGTAGAACCAAGTCCAGGATTTAATGTTATTGCCACAGCCAATACTAAAGGTAAAGGTTCGGAAGACGGCAGGTTCACAGCCGCTTCAATTATAGATGATGCTTTCTTAGAAAGATTCACTGTAGCAATCGACCAGGCTTTCCCAAGCCAATCAGTAGAAAAGAAAATCGTTGCCAAACATATGGAAAAATTCGGCAAGACAGATGTAGAGTTTGCTGAGAAACTAGTATCTTGGGCAGACATTATCAGAAAGACATTCTATGATGATGGCGTTGACGAGGTAATTTCAACTAGAAGGTTATGTCACATAGTCCAAACTTTTTCTATCTTTGATAACAAGATGAAGGCAATCGAATTATGTATTGCAAGGTTTGATGACGATACTAAGGCCGCCTTCTTAGACTTATACACTAAAGTGGATTCTGGAGTAACATTCGAAACAGAAGAAACTTGGCCAAACGAGGAAACAAATGAAACAACATTCTAATCCAGATTACAAATTTAACGAGGGGGCTCTTATTGAAGAGCTCCATCAATACATAGATTCAACCTATAACGCTCATTATGGTCAAGGAGGGCTTCAGTCAAGTGAAGTTATCATCGACCGAGGACATGGCCTAGGATTCTTCTTAGGAAATGTAGATAAGTATAATGCACGTTATGGCAAGAAGGGTGATACTCCTGAGGAGTGGCGCAAAGACCTGATGAAGGTTCTACATTATGGATTACTTGCTTTATATGAGCATGATAGAAATAATGCAAAGTAATTACATAAAAGGGTTTACAAATGCCCCAAAGTGTAGTATAATATAAACTATTAAATAAATGGAGATGCAAATGCAACTATCAAATGAAACCCAGGCTCTTCTCGCCAATTTTGCTACTATCAATGCAAACATGGTTCTGAAACCTGGTCAACAACTAAAAACTATTTCCGAGGCCAAGAACATTCTGGCTATCGCAAATATCACCGAGGACTTTCCTGCTGAGATGGGTATCTATGACCTTAACGAATTCTTATCAATTCATGGTCTTATTGAAAACCCTACAATGCAGTTCGAAGAAAATGCTGTACTCTTTAAAGATGATACCAATAAGGTAAAATACTTCTTTGCCGCGTCCAGTATTCTTACTACTCCAGAGAAGGATATCACAATGCCTTCAACAGATGTAGAAGTTCACTTTACAGCTGACACAATTGCTAAGATTAAGAAGGCTGCTAACGTACTAGGTCATATTGATATGGCTATTGTCGGCGGTGAGAATGTAACTGTTCAAGTATTTGATGCAAAAGATTCAAGTGCAAATACATATGAACTAGACCTAGGTGTTAACACATCTGGTTCAAACTTTAACTTTGTCATGAACATTGCTAACTTAAAGCTTGTTGATGGCGATTACAACGTGTTTATTTCATCTAAGTTGATTTCAGAATGGCGTAATACTAATTTACCTGTAAATTATTTTATCGCTTTAGAGAAATCAAGTACCTATGGTGTATAAATACTATATGAATTCTCATAATATTATGAGGATAATAAGAGAAGATGCCGAATTGGTCGGGTCTCTCATAATTAGTCTACTTTGCAAAGGAGAAGAAAATGACTGACTTAAACGATAAAGTCCTTCCACAGGAAGGCGAGGAGCAACAAGCTCCACAACTGTCTCTACAAGACATCGCAACTTTCGTACAGGTAATTGATATCTGTTCAAAAAGAGGTGGTTTTGAAGGGCCAGAGCTAGAGGCCGTTGGTGGTCTTAGAAATAGAACTGTAGCATTTCTAAATGCCGCGGCTCCAAAAGATGGTGATGTTCCTGAAGGACAAGTTCCAGTGGAAGAACCATCTGTTGAAGAGGTTACTGCTGAAGAAGCATAATCGAACTAGCCATGAGTGTGGGGGTGGCTCCCCCATATTTTTATTAATTAATGGATTTATATTATGAATACAAATGAAGTCAAGGCTCTTATCTCTGCCTTACAAAACGGGATAGTAAACATAACCTTTAAGAAAATCATTACAGATGAAATTCGTGTAATGGAATCTTCACTTAACCCAGATATCTTGCAAGAGAACGGAGTAAAAACAATACTAGAAAATATTTCTCCTAACTCAGACCATATCGCAGTGTGGTGTTTAGATAAAGGCGCATGGCGTTCTTTTAGAGTAAATACTGTAACTGGCTGGGAGATAGTTAAATGAACAATGAATTCTTATGGGTAGAAAAGTATAGACCCCAAACTATACAAGACACAATCTTACCATCACCGATTAAGAAAACTTTTCAAACAATCGTTGATACTGGTGAGATTCCTAATTTACTTCTTACTGGTACTGCTGGTGTCGGTAAGACTACTGTTGCCAAGGCTCTATGTAAATCACTAGGGTTAGATTATCTAATCATTAATGGTTCAGAAGAAGGCAACATTGATACACTTAGAACAAAGATTAAACACTTTGCTTCTACAGTATCTTTACAGGGTGGATACAAGGTGGTTATTTTAGATGAGGCAGATTATCTAAATCCCCAATCCACCCAACCTGCGTTACGTGGATTCATTGAAGAATTCAGTAACAATTGCAGGTTTATTATGACCTGTAATTTTAAGAACAGGATTATTGACCCACTACACTCCCGTTGTTCTGTTATAGAATTTAACATTGCAAAGAAGGATACACCAAAGTTATGTATGCAGTTCCTTGAGAGATGCTGTAATATTCTAACCCAAGAAGGTGTTGAGTATGAAGAGGCCGTAGTCGCTGAACTTATTATGAAGTATCTGCCAGACTGGCGTAGAGTTCTCAATGAGTTACAAAGATACTCTGTTTCTAATCATATAGACTCAGGCATCCTTGTTTCCCTATCGGAAGTATCTATCAGTAATCTTATGACGGCACTTAAGGCTAAAGACTTTAAGAAGATGCGACAATGGGTTACAGATAATATTGACCAAGAACCTGCGGCTCTCTTTAGAAAGCTGTATGACAATATGTATGAGTATGTGGAACCACAAAGTATCCCACAGCTTGTACTTATTCTTGCAGACTATCAATATAAAAACAGTTTCGTTGCTGACCATGAAATTAATATGGTTGCCTGCTGCACTGAAATCATGGCTGGGGTATCTTTCAAATGAACCCCTTTGACTATATAAACGATATCACTAACAATAAGAAAGGTATTATGGTAGATGATATTGCTGAGAAAGAATATAATGCTTTCATAGTCAATCGTGGCCTTGGTAACTTCCGAGATACTATTCTATATGCAAATGAAATGAACGTAAATCACCATCTGGATGCACGTCTTCAATATGATTTTTTTATAAATATAGTTAAGAAGCAGAAAAGGTGGTCCAAGTGGGCCAAACCAGAATCCGTTTCAAACTTGGAAATTATCAAAGAATATTATGGATATAGTAATGAAAAGGCTAAGTCCGTACTATCCTTACTTAATAATGAACAGTTGGAAACATTGAAAAAAAGGATGTATAAAGGTGGAAAACGAAAATAATATTGAAATTAAAAACTGGACTCCAGCAGATATGTTGGAAGTCTCTCTCAACGAACCAGATGATTTCCTAAAGATTAGAGAAACATTAACACGTATCGGTGTAGCTAGTCGGAAAGACCAAAAGCTATATCAATCTTGTCATATATTACATAAACAAGGCAGATACTTTATTGTTCACTTTAAAGAATTATTCTTGCTAGATGGCAAACCATCTAACTTAATAGAGAATGATTTACATCGCAGGAATACAATAGCAACACTACTTGCTGATTGGGGCTTAATAACAATTCTCAATCCAGAGCAAAGTAAGGATGTAGCTCCATTGAGGCAAATTAAAGTAATACCCTACAAAGAAAAAGTTGAATGGCAGCTATGTCCAAAATACAATATTGGAAATAGCAAAAATGAAAAAACTACTTAAAAAACAATGGAAACATTTTCATAAATTTATGAAATGTAGCAGACTTAATAAAGTCATTAACAAATGTTTCTAAAAAGAATTGTTTAAACAAGTGTTACTACTTGTATAAATAATAGTGGTGCCGAATAATCGGGCCACATAATAACCTTGCTATATATAGGAGGAAACTAAAATGGTAAGAAATACAATGAACGTGCCGCGTTCTTTATTCATAGGCTTTGAACCTATACTAAACGAACTTGAAAGAATCCACACAGCTGGAAGAGCTCAAGATAACTATCCACCCCATAACGTTGTTAAGGTAGATGATGAACACTTTATCATTGAACTAGCAGTTGCTGGATTCTCGGAAGAAGATATTTCCGTAGAAGTAAAGGACGGGATTCTTTTAGTAAAAGGCGTAAAGGCTGAAGATGATGCTCGCGAATATGCACATAAAGGTATATCATCCCGTAAATTCGAAAAGAACTTCCGTCTTTCCGAGTTTGTCGTTATAGATGGTGCCGACCTTGTGAACGGAATTCTCGTGGTGAATGCCAGAGTTGAAGTTCCAGAAGAGAGGCGTCCTAGGAAGATTCATTTAGGGTCTGCTGGGGCATCAAAGAAGAAGGAATTTATTCAAGAATAGATTCTGGTGAGCAGCGAAAACTCAGTGGATATTTGAAACAATTTCTACTGGAGATACAAGATGAGAACTTTACTCAACATCGTGCAAAAACATGATGATATCTCATCGACCCTTAAAGAGCTTGCAGAACTAACCTTATATATTGGTCTAACATTTATGATAGCTCCAAGTATTATTTGGCTAGCCTACACAGGTATTTAGGTCGATGTTTAAAACACGAATGGTATCCTTCGGGGTACCATTCAACTTTTTTAAAAAACCTCTTTACATTATGTGTGAATTGTAGTATAATATACTTAATAAATTATGGATTGGACTATATGAATTTTTATACAAACGTCACTAGATATGCGAATATGTTACTTTATCGAGGCTATGAAAATGGCAAGAAAGTACAAAAACGTATCAAATACAAACCCACCTTATTCGTTAACACTCCGCAAGGAGATTGGACATCGCTTGATGGTACTCCATGTGCCCCTATCAAATTCGATTCTATGCGAGAGGCAAAAGATTGGATGGATGTTAACAAACATACAGCTGGTAGAGAAATCTTTGGCAACGACAGATATATCTCTCAGTTTATCAATGACCAGTTCCCTGGCCAAATTGAATTTAATCGTAACCTAATCAACGTAACCTCTATTGATATCGAGGTTGCATCAGATGATGGTTTCCCAGAACCCGAACAAGCAGAACACCCTATCATATCTATTGCAATGAAGAACAATATTGACAATACTTATTATGTATGGGGTCTTGGTGATTTTGATGTAGATAAGACCTATATGAAATCGCACCGTGTTGTATATGAACACTGCATATCCGAAGTAGATTTAATAAACAAGTTTATCAATCATTGGTCTTTACCAAGTCAGTGCCCAGATATTATTACTGGCTGGAACACTATGTACTTTGATATACCATACATTGTTAATAGAACAATCAGATTACTTGGCGATGATGCTCCTAAAAGACTATCTCCATGGGGTATGGTTGACCGAAGAACTGCCCGTAAAATGAACAGAGAACAAACTGTCTTTGATATCAAGGGTATTGGTCATGCAGATTACATGGAACTCTTCCAA